CGGCCTTCTCGTCTCCAACAGAACAAGATTTCTGCTTTCCGTACAAAACACCAAGGTTGAGATATTGTACTTTCTCCCAACGGTATTCGTCACGCTCCCAGTCGATAAATGAATGAAGATTGAATCTCATGCTGTTTAGCATCACAAAACATCCACGACCCTGTGGTCGGGAATCTAGTCCTCTACAGAAAAACGTCTTACCAGGTGAGGTTTTTAAACCAAATAACTCCATCACTGGAGCCCATTGGTCATAAATACCCGTATACCCGAGCAGTGCTATGTCATCGCCGTTAATCAACATTGGTACATCGCGAATTCTCATGCGAAAACCACTGTTAATCTCAGCTGTCCATCTGGCCCCTGCTGCGTTTATTATGCAAAGGATAGGAAATGAAACAATTGACCCCATTGACTGACCATGATTTTGTTGGCCATAAAAGTTGTCTATCATTTTTTCCCCTGATTTTCCTATCGTATTAAAAGAATGGAAAATTTCATGTTTTGTGAGTGCCCTTATAAATAGGAATTTGAGATCATCCCAGAAGTTAACTCTAAATTTTGTGCCTAGCTGTGGTTCTGACCAGGACAGTTCATCAATTATGATTTCGGCTACTGCTTCTGAGCAATATGAAAATATGTTGTTTGTTGCCGCTGAATAATCACCATTGATGACCTCCCGGTCATCGAAACGAAGATCGCTAAAGACCTCCTCTATGATTTCTCTCGTGAGCTCTTCTCCTATGAGTCGAAACTGTTTGATTGAACGAAGTGTTTTCCACATGAAGCGTTGCATTGGTCGTAAGACGAAATACAAACATGGCGGACCTTTTAAAATTGGTCTGACTTTGAGTGGTTCAGATAAGCCTATTGCTCGTCCTGTAACTTTCTCTGTCTCACATGCTTTGTTAAAACATTGCCAGTAAAGTGCTTCAAACATTTCATTCAAAATTTCGAAGTTGATTACAAATCCTTTGGACTGTAAAGAGCCTTCATTAAACCCGAGAGTTTTAAACATTATATCGAAGTTTTCCTGTTCCTTCTTTCCCAGATCACCGAAGAAAATTGTTGTTTGGTGATCTAGAAGACAGTCAACGTCCGAGTCAACCCTGATGGGTCGAACAAATGCATCCTTTAGACGTTCGAAGTTTTCAGGTTCTATTTCTAGAACTGTCCATACTTCTTGCATCTCAAGCATGATATCACGCATGGAACCACCGTCCTTCCTTTGAGAGTTAAAACTCGAAGAGGTAGAAGGAGTAAAAGGTTTGAAGAATTCGTCTTTTGAAACATGACGTTTTCTAAAAATCTCCTTTGTGGTGCGTTTAATTTGTTCGACGGCCTCACCTGAGTGACACGTTGTCTTTGTCTTCCTGTGAATGTAATAGGGAAGATTCCTTTCAGGAAGTGTTATTTTCTTTCCGGTCGGAAAAGTATTACAGAGGGCCAAACAGGTTTCACGAGTTTTTTTATTTACATATCTCGTTGGAACTGTTGGGGACCCTTTCTTCAAATAATTGACGGATTCTATAAGAGAATCGAAGGCATGTGGATTGGAAAATTTGAGTTTTCTAACGAACTCATAAGCTGATCCACCTAAAATTGTTGCCGGATTGTGTTCCATGTACTTAGGAACAGCTGGCATCGATTCATGTCTATTAAGATGAAAAGCATAAAAAGATGCAGTCATATATTTGAAGTATTCGACCCAAAAAGCATAATAATCGGAACGTTGGGGGCAGTCGGCCCCGGAAATCGCATCCTTGTAGCTCTGGTTTTGGAACCTTAGCGAGCGAGTTGAAGCGGTCTTCACGATCGATTTGATGTTTGAGAATTTCTCTTCTTCTTTAAGTATGTCGTTCTTCTTGTTCCTCTGAAAGCCATAGGCGATTAAGATTATAATGAGTTGAGAACAACATCCTATCGTAGACTTTATACA